GGCAGATAAAACAGCATCTGGTCCATGTCAGGGGTGTAATCTTCCATCACATTCGTGATGTAGAAATTCATAAAATGCCTTACGCGCTGGGCTTGGGCTTGTTTTTCTCTTGTTTCAGACCCCATAATAGCAGTTCGCACCGGCCCACTGGACGGCAGCAACTCATTGAACGCCTGCGCCTGAAATTGCGTAGCCGCCTCAGCCAACAAAGGATGCGTGACCCCGGAGGCCCCCCGGAAGGGCTGGGTCCTCTCCTCGTAGTTGAACCCCAACAACTCCAAACCGTTAGCGTAAGCATCTTCCCAATCCTGTCGGCCAGCTTTGTTGGCATCAAACTCACCCAACAACTCACCAGCTATACGGCCAAGCTCCCTTTCAGGCATCTCCTCGGCCAAGTTTGTATAAAAATCATCACTCTCGCCGCGCTGATCCGCTGGCTCAAAATCAACCGTGACACCGCCATCCTCTTCCGGCGATATCTCAATATCCATCCCTTCCGCCATGCCCTCAAAAGACACGACGTTGTCCATGCTGCCCGGAAGCTCAAGCTCTACCTCAGCCGATAAATCTTCTGGATCCAATTGCGACGGGACATTCTTGTCCACCATTCCGCCAATAGGTTCACGTGCCATGCGTTATCTCCTTTACCGCAGAATACCAGTTTCGTGGGCCGCAGTCCATTAGTAATACCCCGAACGGCTAGTAGCAAAACGACCCTGCTCATCACGCGGGAAATACACATCAATGCCGCCCTCTGGGGACTTAAACGGGCGGTATTCACCACGACCTAAGATTTGCTCTAGCTGGTCAAACACCTTTTGGTCTACCATTTGTGCAATCTCCGGCAAAGAGGCCTCAACACCCGCCTTACGCAATAGCGAAACGCCCACCGCATTGTTACGCTTGTCCATCGCAACATCTTCCGATGTAGCAAAACCAATAAACGGAATAGGCAACGAGTCTATCCCCTCTGCAAAATTACCAAGACTTGTCGCGGTCTCTGGGCCAAATTCTTTAGCCATCTGAGCCGAAGCTAATACATGAGCTCGCGCATCCTCTAGTTCCTGAAACGTCGGCAAATCATATCTAGGCCGCTGATTACGAACATCTTCAGGAGCCTCACTCATCACACGAGTAACATCTGGATAACCATACTCCTGCTCCAACCGCTGCTCAAATGTCGGGGCCCCTTCAGGATAATAAATCTCCGAGCCCGGGCTACCTTCACGACCTGACTTGCGAATAAGCTCCAAAGCCTCCTTGTCCGGCGCGTTAAAGAAAGCAGACATAATCCCAGCTTCTTCTGGAACAGCGCCACCGTCTTCAAAAGGAATGGTATATCCTATGTTAACCCCGTACTGGTCCTCACCGGTATCGCTCGGCATATACCGACCCGTGATCCGCGGGCCACCACGGGGAAACTGATAAAAAGCATCGTATGATTGTGGAGCTAATTTTCCACTCCCGTATTCAATTTTGTCTGGAGCCCCCATGCGTCGTAACTCGTCAGGAAATTCTAATTCCCCCTTAGAAAAACCGCCGGTAACCCCAGCGCCAAACGTCCCAAAGTCCTCCACATTCGCCGCGAACCCTAATCTGCCGCGCCCCTGTTGTTGAGTTCGTGCTAAATCAAACGGACCCACATCCTGCGTGCTTTCTGTTTCCGAAACATTAGCATCTATTTGCGGCTGTATCTGAAAACTGTCAAAATCAAATATGCCCGCGTCAGCCAAAATTTGTTGATATCCTTCAAAACCAAATTGCTCTACCAGCTCATTTTCCGACAAAGAATTTAATAATTGAAGCGCGCTTTCTCGTTTTGAGGCCGCTGCCTGTAAAAAAGCTTCTTCTCTAGTGGGCTCACCGCCTTCCTGCATATAAAGCTCCGGGGCCCCTTTGTAACCACGAAGATCCGTGGGCCGCGAACTAAACTCCGGGGTGGACTGCCGCGTCAACGGCTCAGCCAAACCCTCATAAGGCGAAGACCGCGGAAGGCTCTGCTCGTAAAGCATACCCGCCATGCCTTCACTACGAGCGTCAGCGCCTAAATCAACGCGGTAACCCTCTTCATCAATAAAAGGCCGCGCCTGATCGTCTACAAAATAATAAGCTTCGCCCGTTTCAGAGTAGGAAGGCCGTGTGAGGCGGGAAATCTCCAGCGGGTCGTTGGTCCCGAACATCATTTCGTCTAACGTCATACCTGAAAAATCAGGTGAACCCGCCCCAAGATTTACCGCAGAATCCGCCATTAGTAATACGCCCTAACCTGTATGTTCGCGTCCTCGTCATCCCAATCGTCACTGGGCAACTGAACAAAATTACCTTGCCGGTAGCGCATTAAAGCCTGTGTCATACTATCAACCAAGTCATCATGCTCCCCGTTTGGAAACGCCGCCACCTCTTCAATCATTTCATCAGCGAAGACGGTGTCGGGGGCCCAAACCATACCCGCCTCAAAAAGTGGTGATACAGAGTGGACTCGTGTTATCTTATCATTTCCTTTGCTTGGCGTAAAGTTAACAACGGGTATACCCATATTTCTTAACTCTTGCGTCAAAGGCAAACCAGAGGCCTTGGCTTCCACAATTACTGTGTCGGGTTCCCAATATTTATATTGCTCCAACGCCATGTTTTTTAGCTCTGGAAAATCCCACCTATCCTTCTGACTGTCCAAAAGTATGAGTCCCGGGGGGCCCCCAACCTCCTCTGGACGAAAAACACCCCACGTGGTTATCGCGCTAAAGTCAGCCGTCTCGCGTTTACTAAACGCCGTGTCATAACTTTGAATAACATATTCAAGGTTGGGAATACGGTCTTGCTCCCACCTCTGCCACCACTCACGGGGAATAATCGCGTTCTCTTCACCCGTCGGGTTCTGCTGATACTGCGCGTTCCACTTGCTGGGCGGGATAGACGCCTTTACCGCGGTCAGGTCTTCCAAAGACCAAAACTCCGGCCAGCACGGAACGCCGTCATCAAATATCGCAGGAAGCTCCACAACTTCCCATTGGTCAGCTAGGGGGTCTTTAGCCATCGCCCTTAAAAGCTGGCCTGTCATATCCTTTTCTGACCACCGTGTTTGGACCAAAACAATCGACCCACCCGGCTGAAGACGCTGTCGGGGGCCCCCAGTGTACCAATCCCAAGCATCGTCAAACCCGTTCGCAGACATCGCTGTCTGTTCCGAATGAGGGTCATCAATGATTACCAAGTCGCCACCACGACCGGCAAGGTTAGATCCCACTCCGACGGCATAGTACATCCCGCCAGCAGAAGTGTCCCAACGACCAGAAGCTTTACTGTCAGCAGCCAATTTAACATCCGGAAACACCTCCTTGAACTCGTCACTATCTAAAAGATTTTTTGTCTTACGGCCAAAGTTGACCGCAAGTTCTGTCGTGTGCGTTGCCTGAATGATTTTCATTCGCGGGTTCTTGCCCATCATCCAAGCCGGGAACAAGAAAGACGCAAACTCTGATTTCGTATGACGCGGGGCCATGTTGATAATCAGACGCTTCAACTCGCCTTTAGCTACACGTTCTAACTTTTCTGCAATGATTTTATGATGTCGGCCAGCAATAAACTCTGGCCACATAGATTTTACAAAAGTCAAAAATTCATTCTGACAAGCTTCATTCTTCTCGATTTGCGCGAGTCGCAGGCGAAGCTTTAACTCCTGATCGGAAACATCCATCGGGGGCCCCTAAAGTTGCACAATTTGTACGCATAAATATGCACATTTTTTAGTCAGTTAACAAGTCTTATCTAATTGCACAAAAAATAGGCAATGTTTCACGTGAAACATTCATATCATTTTTCACATGATTATTTGTCAGAAACATGGCCCTTGCTCCGGCTTGCCAGCCACGCGGGCGGCGCGGCGCGGAACGCGGATTTTTGGCGGTTTTCCGCGGTTTTTGACCCGATATTCAGGGGCCCCTAACGATTGCCCGCCGGTCGCCGGTCACGGCCAGCGGTGCGCGGATCACGGCCAGCCGGTCGCCGGATCGGTGCCAGCCGG